GAGATGAACAAAATAAAAATAGAAAAAGTGAAGAAACAATATGGTAATATTTCACGCATTATTCAATACTAATGTTTCAAATATAGTTCTGTTTGACATGGATGGCGTTCTCTGTGAAGAACCAATAAAGGACAATGATGATTCACTATATGCAGATAACATTAAAGTTCTGAAACCACTCTATATACCAAAATATCCAATACTTGGTATATGTACAGCAAGACTCGAAAAACATAGAGAAACTACAGAAAAATGGCTTGAACAAAATAATGTTCAATACAAATATTTAATTATGTGTAATCGAACCTATGAAGAACGAAAGAAAGAAGAAAAAGGTTATATGAAAGCACTAACAATGATTAAATTGGATGCCTTGATTTTTGTTGAAAGTTCGTTAATGCAAGCAAAAAGAATAAAACAACTAACACTTAGAAATGTATTCTGTGTCGAGAATATGTCTTGGTTGTGAAAGATATTTGAAGAAAAAGCTAAAAAGAATAAAATATTATCTGGTGGTGATAAGGTTAGCGGTGTGTTTGACATCAAACACACCGCTTCTGTTATAGTGTAAGTTGAAACAATTCAAAAATAGAATCATAAAAACATTTTAAACAATTAAATTTCATTCACTGTCAATGACTTAGAACTTTTCTTTAAAAACCATTCATAAAAATAGAGGATTTTTCAAACACGTCTTGAACTACTTAGTATAGTTATTAAGGAGTTCAATATGAAAGAATCAACAAGTAAAGCTATGTCGAGAGCAAAGAAGTTCTATAATTTAAACAAACAATTAATTGAATCAACCTTGCCAGACACCAAGATTATGAATATTGAATGTCTTTTCGAAGATGAAATCGCTCAGAAGTTGGACACAATGGCTTCTATAGATATGCTTGGTGAAAAGAATGGTTTGATTTTTGGCATTGCACTACGTTTCAACTTTCAATCTCAATGGCATAATCATATAACAATTCGTTATTCACGTTGTTCAAAAGCCGAAACAGAATACTCTAAAACAAAACGTGCGATAAAATGTGGAGCAATCTGCGCAAAGTTAGGTCTACAAGTCGATGTCGAAGAAGAAAAAATTGTTAGAATTATTGTCTATGATAGATATGATTTGTTCACAAAATTGATAGAAAAAGAAAATGAATTGATTAAAACGAATATACACAAGGTTTATGAATATGATAAAATCAGATACAATGAAATGATGTTTATTGATTATAATTGGCTCAATAGTTGTAAAATAAAATCAAAAGTGTATAATATAAAGTAACAAATAAAGGAGAGTGAAATGAAAGAAAATAAAATAACTATGTATAGAGTTGGCAAAATTGAGAATGCTTATGGAGATTTAAATATTTGTTGTATTAGTGACAAGTATTATTTTAGCATCTGTGAGCTATATGATTCTATGACTGAGTGGCAAGAGATTCCATCAAGCCTTTTCTTTGCTCTCAAAGAGTTTTCAGAGTTCTGTGAACACAAATTATTTCGATATGATGAAAAACAGAATAAAATGGTTGAGGTATAACATGACTAACCTTAATTTTAAAAACCTTGAACTTTACGAACGTTTCAATTTTCTGTGCAATAAATTAAAGAATCACGATGATAAGAAATATGTACTATACAATAATAATCGAATGCAAACACTTTCGTATTACGCACTAATCAAATGGCTTGACAATGAAATCATAGTAAACGAAAAAGAACCTGAGTTTTATGTAGAGCAATTGTTCAAAGAACACTTATTGTTTAGACAAAAAGATTTTCTCTCAGAATCAAGTAGTGAAGAAGAAATACAACAAATACAAGAATTATAAAAGGATTAAGCTATGCCAAACACAAAAGAATTTGAAAATGAATTCATCACAATCAAGGTTTCTTTAATTTCGAGATATTATATAAAACTACTTGCAAAACGAAACAAAAAGAAAATGTATGAATATCTCGAAGAATTGTTAGAAAAAGAATTTCATAATACGTTCACAAGAAAGGCTAAAAATGAAAGTACTGAAAAAGAAAGTTGTGAAGAAAAAGAAAGTGAATCCTGCATTAGTGAAAAGAAAGTTACTGAGACTTTGGTCAATAATAGTTCGTGCCAAATATAACAATCAATGTGCTGTATGCGGTTCGGCACAAAACGTACAGGCACACCATTTGATACACAAAGCCATACAGCAATACAAGTTCGATGTAAATAATGGCATTGCACTTTGTTGTAAACATCACCTTTTCGATTTCAAGATTAGTGCGCACAAAGGTTCTTATATGTTTTTTGAATTCTTGAAAGAAAATTATAAAAAAGTTTTTGAACAGTATGTTATGAACATTCACAATATAGAAAAAGTAAAACTCGATATAGAACAAATTGAAAAAGAATTACTGAAAGAATATTCAAAATATGTCAAAGAATCTTCAGAAAAATAAAGGATTGTGCTAAATTAGCTTTGAAATATAATATAGATTTTAAAAAAGGAGAGTGAAATGAAAATTAACGAAAAGTATGTTAGAAACTTACTAAGTGGTATACGTTGCGAGTGTTATCCTGAGCCGGGTTATTTTGTTTCTTTTGATTTTATAAATAAAAATGATGAACATCTTTTCTCAATAAAATCGAATCCACCTACATTGCATTATAATATGCCTTCAGAGATTATTGCACGTTATATAATAGGTAAACTTGGAGTTAATCAAATAACACTTATAGAAAGAAAACATGTTAAAGATAAAATCAAGAAAGAAATTATTGGATATAGTACATTCGAATCACTATTAAGTGAACCATTTATTTTTAAAGAAAAACTTGTTGACGAAGAGTTTGTTAAAAACTTACTTAGTGACATACATTGCGAGTATGAATATAGTTATGGTAATTATGATAGATTTTGTTTTAAAAATGGTAAAAGAGAAACACTGTTCTATATAAATAACCATGAAAAATTACCTAAAGCACAAATAATTGCAAGTTTTTTAATCAGTAAAATAGGAGAATGAAAATGAACATAACTAATACCAGCAATTTGAATATTGGTGAAAACAACAAAATAAAGAATAATAGAATAATAAATGAAGTATGTGAAGAGGTTGAAGAAAGTAAAATAAAGAATAAAATTAATTTCAAGAACGCCTTGTTGGTTGCCATGAATATTATTTTTATTGTTTTTGCCACAGCAGTTTTAAGAAATTATTTCAATACACTTTTGGTTGGTAATCCAATGTGTTATACAGGCGTGTACAAATTATTGCAAATTAATACACTTTGCTGTTCTGTCTTTGCACTTATATGTATGGATAAGTTGACACATATTCTTTCTATTTTTGCATTCGTTTCATTCGTTTTAATTTGTGTTATATAAAGGAGTTAATATGAGTACAGTTTTTCTTGCATATCCAACCTTGCCGACAGTTCCGATTACCTGTATCCTATCACTAAATAATGCAATTCAATATGCTTCGAAGAAACATCAAATAAATTTTTCACCAATCATAGGCGAATCACTTATAACAAGAGCACGAAATACATGTTTGAGAAAGTTCTTAGAAACTAATTGTGAAATACTACTTTGGTTCGACAGTGATATTGAAGTACTTCAAATCAACACAATAGAAAAACTAATTGAAGATTTAGAAACTGTTGAATTTGTTGGTGGACTGTATTCGCTAAAAGATGAAAGTCAAAGATGTTCGAGCGTGGTAACATCAACAAAACATCCTACCAAAGATTATTTAAACAAATGCATATGGCTAAGTACAGGTTGTTGGGCTATGCGTCGTAGCGTTGTTGAAACAATGATTAAGAATTATCCTGACCATCATTACGTATCAGATTACCCAGAGGCTGGTCACAAAACCTATGATTTCTTTGGATTGATGGTGGTTGAAGACCAAAATGGCAATAGAAAGTTACTTAGTGAAGATTGGGCCTGGTGCTTACGCTATACATCTATAGGTGGTAATATATGGGCCGACACACGTATAATTTTGGCTCATCACGGCTATAAGAGCTATACACTACAAACAATTAAACAAGAACCTACTTCTGTGCCTGAGCCAGGATTTGATTTTCAATGAAAATAATTTCTTTTTTCAATTCTTCAATATTTTCATTAAAGGCCAAGTCACTGAAACGTTTATTGCTTTTGACAATCTCGCCAGCTTCTAATCTTTGTAGAACACTTTTCAAGAATTCTAATCTCGATTTGCCACAAGAAGAACAAGCCATGATGCAATCTCCTGTTTATTTTTTAATTATTTGTCAAGGAGTTGTAGTATGAGTGATTACCAAATGCAAAGTATAGAGTCTGGCCAAACCATAATCGGCAACACTATATATGGTGTAAATGATACGTTTATTGATTTGCATATACAAATTGAGCCAGAAGTATATAAAGATGAACCAGAAGAAATACCAATATACGCCGATGTTCTATATATTTTTTTAGAAAATGGCAAACAAGCAAAAGGCAGAAATGAAATTGATAAACTTGTTAATGTTGTAATCAACTATATTGGTGATACAAACGATAGTTCATATATTCATTTTATTGAAACGTTAAGAGAAATGGCAAATCACAAGAAGAATAATTTGCAAACTATATTATGTAGATTGTTTGGTTTCACATATAGAGAGATTACCAAGATGTATGGTGGCAACAGAGAAACACATAATCAGATTTGGCTTGATGCTTTAAGTAAAAACAAATTCTTGAAAGCCTTTCGACAAAACTATGATAAAAAACATATTGCCAAGCGTAAATATAGTGTAATGACAAGCGAAAAGCATCTGTAATTTATAAAAAATGTTGACAAATAAACAAATGTTGTAGATTATATTTCAAAAAAAGGTTTAAAAAATGGGCACTCCAAACTATACACATCCTATAAATACACAAATGAAGGTTACTGTAACCGAATCTCTCTTCCCGGCTATCTCTGTAACTGCTGATGGTAATTCAACTTCACAATCAATTTCAGAACTGATTGGCAAAACAGTGCCTGTAAATGCTGGTGCCGTTTTGCTAATACCAACTGAGATTGCATATGTTAGTGTAAATGGTACAACTGCCACAAATTCGAAAGGATTCATTTCTGCCGGTATGCCGTGGTATGTGTACGGCTACAAACATATCATAGACAACATCGAATTGCTAACTGCCGGTACAATTTCTGTTATTGTATATTGTGATTCAGTTGGTTTTGACGAAGAGAATGTTAGTTCGTCAAGTTCTTCGAGTTCAAGCTCTTCAAGTGAAGGTCATTCTGATAGTTCGTTAAGTTCTGCTTCGAGCGAATCAAGTGAATCAAGTTCTTCAGAATCTAGTGAATCAAGTTCTTCTGAATCTAGTGTAAGTTCTGAATCAAGTTCGTCTGAAGAATATTCAAGTGAGTCAAGTTCTTCTGGTGCATAATTGAGCCACCATAATATAGGAGGTTCAAATGCAACAAATTGTAAATAATAGAAGAATCGGACACAAGCAGGTTGCACCAGAAATTCTGTGGTACTTGCTTGTCTCAGATGCACTTGAGAGTTCTTCAAGTTCAAGTAGTGAAGAATATTCAAGTTCTTCAGAATCAAGCGAAAGCTCTTCAAGTTCTAGTGAAGAATATTCAAGTTCTTCTAGTAGTGAAGAAATTATACTTGGTATTGGCTCTATGGCAGTTAACACAACATTCACAATAGCATAAAGGTTTTTTAAAATATGAGTGATACACTTCAAACAAAAACAACTCTGAAAAGTTGGTTCGAAACAGGAGACACACCTACAGAATCTCAATTCTCTGATCTTATCACAACTTTACAATCAAGATGGATTGGAGCACCAACAACTATTGCATATGGGGCTACTATCGCACCAGACATGACAGATGGTGATTTCAGAAAAGTTGCCTTGACTGGCAATATAGAATTAGATCCACCTACAAATGCAACTGAAGGCATGAAATTAGAATTATGGGTAACTTGTGATGCAACTCCAAGAACATTGACCATAGATGCTTCTATATTAATCCCAACTGATTCTGGTTTTACTTCACCAAAAACCCTTGATGCAAGCAAGACTTACATAGTTATGTTAAGGTACTTGGGTAGTGCTTGGGGTTTAGTTTCAGTTGTAGGAGGGTATTAATATGGCTACATGGTATTGGCAGAACATAACTACAGATGGCTCGTGGAGCACAGTGGGTAATTGGACAGACGATTATGACGGGATTGGCAACAATCCAATTGATCCTCCTTGGACAACTAGTGCAACAAAAGACGACGATATAGAGGATGGGGCTTTGTCGAACTTCTCTTATCCTATTCAAGACGGTAATATAGAAACAGAGGGTATAACAGGTGTATGTAATGTAATTGTGGATAATTATGGCTTAATTAGTAGTGGTACGTGGTCAAATAGCGTTAGTAACTCGGGATTTATTGGTGGTGGACTTTTTACAGGTTATGGATTACAAAATGTTAGTGGAGGAGAAATCTACGGAGGTACATTTACGGGCGATTATGCATATAATTATTCATTCAGTCTGATAACTGGAGGTATTTTTTCCGGTTCTAATATGACAAACGAGGGTATGATATATAATGGTTTTTTTGATGGGGCTGAGTTCTCTCATAGTGACGGCGAGATTCTTGGTGGTGGATTTAAGAATCCAACCATAACCACATCAGGGCCAATATATGGTGGCATGTTCGAGGTTGGAACGTATAACAATAGTTCGTTCATAGGTGGTGCCATTTTAACCGCAGATTCGTTTTTAGAAAATGCCTTTAATAATAGCGGTGCCTTTTGGCTATTAAGTGGTTCTATTAAGTATAATGGCAGAACCTATACAGCAACAGGTGTGGCCAATCCAAACGCAAACTATAATGGATTTAAGTCTATAACAACTTCAGACATATTAGGTTCAGGATTAATTTAAACAAAAAGGGATATATAAAATGAGTTTACCAATCATAAACAACACAAATCCACCAACAACTGGCGTATTCGATAGATATTGGATTACCAATTTAACTATTATGCGTGGCGAAAGAATGACTATTCAACTTTCACCTTATGATGGTTCAACTATTCTTGTAGACCAAACAAAAAGAGAACGTTATATAATTGCAGATGAATTAGAACTTCAACCAATTGTTGCTACAATTATAAATATGTTTAAACAGAAAGCTGTTAAAAGCGAAGATCCGAAAGCTATTGTGATTAGTGCTCCGAGTCCTACTAGACCAGTTAATGCTACTGCTATATTTGACACTGTATTCGTTGAACGTGATATTTTCAATTTGATGAATGCTGATATGAATTTACTTCAGGTTGTGGTTGGATTGTTGACTTGGATTTCTGCAAAAATTATATAAGGTATTTTAAAACCATAATCTGAAAGGTACTATTATGGCAAGCATATGTGATCGAGAATATAAAGAGTGTATTATGGCTGGCAAATATAAGTGGATTTTGACATGCTTTGGCTCTGTGCTAGCTGTTTTTCTTCTTTCTATAACCTTATCACTGAAAGCCATGGATACAGCAGCAAATTCAGTCGAAAAAACTGTTTCACTTATAGAAATAGTTGAACGGCAAAAAGCTAGATTGGACGTTGTTGATGTTCATATTGTAAACACCAGTAAGAATTTAGAAGAACTTAAAATTTCTATAAAAGAAATGCGTCTTGAAATAAAAGAAGAAATGAGGTCTAAATAAATGTGTACTTATACAAAGTCTTTAACTTCTGCTTTAGCAACTATGATAATTGGTTCTTGTTTGTATATATGTATTTTAGTTACATTAGGTTGTTCTTCTACACAAATTGTTTCGCCATTGAAAAACGACATACTTGAAATAAAGAAAAGTGCAACCACAATTATAGATGAAACAAATAAAGAAAAAAGAATACCAGTTATACAAACAGAAGCCAAACATATAATCACAAGAGCCGATTCTTCATTGATGCAAACACAAAATATTGAAAATGAAGTTGAAAACGCAAAATTGGCAGTCGAAGCTTCAAATTTGAAAGTGACAGAACTTGAAAAAGAAATTGAAGAAATGAATGAACAGCACATTAAGAAAGCAAAAAGCGTATTTGTTTGGCTTTCTGTGTTAGGTTCAATTTCAATTATAGCAGGTATTGCAATGGTGGTATTTGGTGTTCGTTCGTTTGGTGTCTCATTGGTTACAATTGGTATACTTACAGTTGCCTTATGCTATGCCTTCATTGTATATTCGACAATCATTGCCTTGACTGCACTCTCTCTTGTACTTGCTGTACTTATATATGCGTGCTATGTTCTCTATAAAAATAGAAATTCAATCAAAGAACTAATTACAAGTGCAGAAATAATGAAAAATAAAGAATGGAACGATGAAACAAAGAAAGAAATAAACGATATACAATCAACTAAGACAAAATTGATTGTTGCTGAAGAGAAAATTATGAATAGATAATTTTAAAAATACATCATTGAACTAAAGGCAATTCACTTGAATTGCCTTTTTTATTGAAATTGACAAATAGGTAAAAAAGAAAAGGAGACTACCGTGATTCACTATTTTTTAAATAACATTTCTAATTATTCTAAATTATTATTGATAATCGAAGGCATTTCAAAGGTTAGCCAAATCGAATTTGATATTCTTAATTTCGACCTTGCCAAGATATTCAATGTGCAAATCATACCTTCACGCAAAGACAAACTCGAAGATGGTACACTTTCATTTTTAGTTCAAGATCAAGTAATTAAAGAAAAGAAATATAAGGCCACAATTAGAATCACCAAGACAGGCAAGGTAAGTTCTTTAATATTTGACGAGATTTAAATGAAAAAAACTACAAAAAAAGAACATATTATCAAAGCACCAAGACCAATATATAATGAAAATGTACATCCATATATATTACAATCATTGGCAACACAAGGCGTTAGGTTGACAGATATAGCCAAGCGTCTAGGTATTGCCATTCAAACACTATATAATTGGTTCGAAAAATATCCTGAATTCAGAATGGCCTACGATTTAGGTATACAAAGTGACAACGAATTGGTTGAAGCAAGCTATTACAGATTATGTCTACCACATTTTCTCACTGAAACAGAAACACACTATGATAAAAATGGTGAAGTTATAAAAACAGTTGTAAGAAGAAAAGAGGTCGATCCGAACGCCAATGCAGCCTATAGATTTCTTGCTTGTAAAAAACGAAAAGAATGGTTATTGACCAAAGGCGAAATTGAATCATTGGAACCTGTTGTGATTCAAACAAAATGCGAAGATGAAGAACTATGAAATTCATCAAGACAGAAAAGCAAATCATAGCTACACAATTTATATGCGAACACGATGAATGCTTGATGTTCGGCTCTGCTCGTTCTGGCAAGACATTGATAGCTTTATATACATTGATTATTCGAGCATGCAAAGCACCTAATACAACACATATTGTTGTTCGTAAATATTCTAATTCATTGAGAAGAAGCATTTGGGCGCAGACATTGAACGATGTAATGAAATTGGCATTCAATGATTTACATAAAATTTGCAAGTACAACGAGACGCAGATGACCTTGACCTTGCCAAACAATTCTAAAATAATGTTTTTGGGATGCGACAATAGAAATTCAATGGACAAAATCTTGGGTATTGAGTGTTCGACATTGTTCATTGATGAAATATCAGAACTGTATAGAGAACAATTTGATTTATTGAAATCGCGTTTGGCAGAAAGAAGTATATTGAAGAATAGATTGATAGCCACTTGTAATCCAACAACAAAAACAAGTTGGGTTTATAAGTACTTCGTTGACACAAACAAGGCATTACAGATAAATGTTGTGGACAATTTGGACAATGTTTCAAAAACATTTATTGAAACTCTAAAATCGTTGTCCGACAAGCAAAAGAAAAGATTTCTATTGGGTGAATGGGCGAACGAGATAGAAGGCGCTCTATGGGATATTGACTTGATAGAAAAGACTCGCAAACCATTGTTGATTAAGCCACATAGAACTGTTATCGGTGTTGATCCTGCCACAACATCAAAATTGAATAGTGACTTGACCGGACTTATTGTTTCTTGCAAAGTCGATGAAGAGTTTTTTGTCTTAGAAGATGATAGTGGCAAATATACACCACAACAGTTGGCAGTTAGAGTTGATACATTGTTTCAAAAATATGATGTAGACACAGTTGTGATAGAGACGAACCAAGGAGGAGATTACGTACTTGACAATTTAAAAAAACAAAATCAATATATGCCAGTAAAAGGAGTTCATCATCGAGTAGGCAAGGTGGTTAGAGCCGAAAGTATCTCCTATTTGTTCGAAAGAAACCTTTGCCACTTGATTAAATCAATGCCTGAACTAGAAGATGAAATGGTATCATATGTGATTGATTCAAATAATTCACCTGATAGATTGGATGCTATGGTAATCGGTATTCGCGAATTGAATAACACCAAGCAATTTGATTTACATTTCGGTGACGAATTTGTACAAAAGCAAGAAGATGATTGGAAGAACTTCTGATTAATTGACAAAAGCAAAAATTGTAGAGAAATATTATTTTTTTCAAAAAGGTAAAAAATGAACATATTCAGAAATTTATTCAAGAAGGACATTGGTTCTGGATTCCAATTTCTTCTGCCTAAAAAATATAGCACTAATCGAGCAAACAAATCATTGATGGCCGATGCATACAACAAGTGGATATACATTTGCGTTTCTAAAAATGCTGATGCAGTTGCTTCACAAACACTTAGACTCATTGCAAACACCAAAAATATCAAACAAAAATATAAAGAAATCAACATTAAAGAATACAAGCACCACAAATCATTAATGGCAAATAGAAAATTCAAGGCTGTTGATAATTATGTTGAAATTGTTGAACATCCTTTTCTTCAACTCTTAGAGAAACCACTGAAAGGCGAAACACAATATTCAACTATGTATGCCATTGTAACTAATCTCGAATTGTTCGGTGTCTCTTATATTCTTTTAAACAAATCAGAAACACTTGGTATACCACTCTCAATGCAAGTTCTTCATTCACAATATGTAACATATACGGTTGACAATATTACACAAGAAATACAAGAATATACATATGGATTTGGTATAAAGCAACAAAAAATATCACCTGAAGATATTATTGTTATAAAATATTATTCACCTTATTCTGATACAGATGGATTCGCACCATTGCAAAGTGTTTTTGATTCTTATACACTTGATAATTCTTTCGACGAATACCAATTGGCTTTGAATAAGAATAGTGGTAATCCATCTGCAATCATTAAATACAACAACAGTCCACTGAAGAAAGAAGATAGAGACGCATTGGAAGCCAGTTGGAACAAGACATTAGGTGGTTTATCAAATTCAGGCAAAGCCAAAGTTATAGGTGGAGACTTTTCTATAGAGAAATTAGGTTTGGCACCAAAGGATTTGGATTTCATCAATGGTCGTAGAGTGGCAAAAGAAACTATATTGAGTGCATTCGGTGTTCCAATACCTTTTGTAGATGCCAAAGAAACTAATCGAGAATCATTCAAGACGGCAATGCTTCAATATCAAATGTTCACAATCGAACCTAAGATAAAACAAATTGTTGATGAATTGAATGTGAAATTATTGTCTATATATGGTGAAGATAGATTGTACTTGACATATGATGATCCTGTCGAAGCAAGACACGAACAAATTGTTGACAATGCCATAAAATTATTGAATGCAAATATAATTAGTGTTGAAGAAGCACGTGACCAAATATTCAATTCATAAGGTGATAAATGAAAAATAAAATAAAGTTAACCGAGAAGTACTTGCAGGAGCGTGGTATTGATGATATCGATTTGACCACAGTCGAAGAAGCTATTATCAAAAGAATAACCACCAATGAAGAAATTGTTATTGAAGAAAATGAAGAAAAAACAATGGTTGGATATATAACCACACCTGATATTGATTATGATGGCGATGTTGTGATGCCTGATGCATTCGACCTTAAACGCTATTCGAGAAATCCAATCGTTTTATTCAACCACAACTTGAACCTACCTATTGCAAAGAGCACAGAAATGGTTGTAAAACAGAATGGCATTATGGCTAAGACTGTGTTTGGTTCAACACCTTTTGCCAATGATATTTGGACACTTGTAAAAGATGGTATTCTGAAAACATTCTCGATAGGTTTTAGACCAATGAAATCTTTGAAAAAAGGCACAGAAGAATTCAATAAGAAATTTGCAGAACTGAAAATGCACTATCCAAACAAATTCAGTGACAAAATGCTTGATAATTTATTCAGAATTATAACCAAGGCAGAATTGCTTGAATATTCGGTTGTCACTATACCAAGCGATTCTGAAGCATATGCAACTGCAATATCAACAAAAGGTATTCACTTGGACAATGAAACACTTAAAGAATTGAAAATAAACGAAGAAGTTGAAACAGTTGAACATGTTGAAGAACCTGTTATAGAAAAACAAATTGAAACCGTTGAACCTATTGAACCTATTGTTAATTATTCTGTTCTGCCGAAGTACAAAATAATTGGCCACGAACCAATAAAAACTAACTATAAGATTATTGGACATGATAATAGTGATGAAATCAATCTTGCTATTCGTTTAGCAAAAGGCAGATTAGATTGAAATTTACTGTATTGACAAATAATTAAATATTGTAGAGTTTCATATTATTCTAAAAATAGAATGAAAATGTGGTGAACCCAGTATTTCACAACCTATGCAATGTTGAAAAACGAAACAAGAGAAATAAACAAAACAAAAAAAGGTATATATAAATGAAAATCAAGTTTCTGAAAGACTATAAAGAGATCAAGGCCGGCGATATTGTCGAGCATGATGATGTTGTGATGGCAAAAGGTTTGGTTGCCGAAGGTTATGCTGTAGAACACAAAGATGCTCCGCAGATGGTTTCTGTTGACAGTGTTCAGATTGCTGATGCTGTGGCAAAAGGTTTGTCGAATCTGATTGGTGAAAGCAAGTCTGTCAAAGTGCAGAATGCCAAGCCTGTTATCAAGTCGGTTGGTGATTTGGTTCGTGGTTTTG